GATGGAACCTGCTGGAACCTGGATTTGTGGGATTGTCAAACCACCCAAGAACAATGAAGATTCTTGTGCGGCGTAAACTGCGGCTGCTTTGGTGTTAACCATGAAACCGGCTAAGTCATAGGCTGTATTGTATGCCATGTTAAATTTTCCTTAAGTTAAATTTTGCCGTTGCGTCTTGCTTCAGCGTATATTTTGCGATGATCTGCGCGAGTTAAATCGAGTGTTTTCAAATCAATTTGTCCACCGCCACTGTTATTTACATTACTTTGGGTGTTAGTAGTAGCAGGTGTAGCTGAAGTAAAGTGTGGATTAGCATCTAAGAACTCTTTGACATATTTTTCCACGCTTAGTGGGGCACCAGAGTCGTCATACCTGACGCTACCTGTTTTAGTGTCAATCACTTCTACTTCACCTTCAGCATTTAATCTTACAGCTGGTTTAAGCAATTGCTTAACCTGCTCTGGATTAACGCTACGATACTGTGACGCCAAGCTCAACAATGGTTGTTCAACTTTGAATTCACGGATTACCGCGTCTCTTTTCTGAATTTCTGCGTCCTTCTTGGAAGCTAATTCAGCCATCACTTTGTCAAACTCTCCACGTTTAAGTGCAGTTTCCTGTTCGCGTTGTTGATGCTGTGCTAGCACCTGGCGAATAGTTTCTGGATCACCTAAATCTTCATACGGTTTCAATGCTTTTTTGGCAATTGCACTTTTAGTGCGTGCCATCATGTCATCTACTTCGCGTTGAGTGTAAGTTTTTTCTGCCTGATTGTTAGTTTGAGTAGCGGTATCAGTATCCACTACATTGCCAATGTTTGTATCGGTCATTGTGTCCTTGCCGGGTCTTAGCCGTATGGTTAAAGTTGAGCACTCGCGTGCTCGTGTGTTTATTTAGTGTTTGGATAATAGGTTGTTAAGCATCACCGAACATTTGAGTTGCCGCAATTTCTGCTTGCTTTTCAGCTTGTTCTTTATTATACTCATCAACTTCTTCAGCTAGTTCATGAGCAAAATCATCAGGTGAGCCTGGATACTCAGTTAAATTGAGTTCAAGCAGTTCTGTAATTTCATGTGCTACAGCTGATTTCATTTCTGGAACTTCTACTTTTTCATAAACTTTTAACAATTGATCTAATTCATTGTCAGTGTCACGAATACTAAATGATTCAGGATAAGTGATTTCACCGTCCCATGTTTGGCCTTGATACTGTGCAAACAGTTGCCACAATTGTTCTTCAGCAAGTTCAATGTTATCAGCTTGTTCACTTAGTTTGGCATTTAGCAATTGGAATTCTACTTCACGACTTACGCCACTCATCATTTTGGCTTCTGTAGCACGAATACTACCAGTATTAGCCATTTTATCAATGCTGGAAACTAAATTGTTGATAGCAGTGTAAACTGAACTTACTTCTTGACCTGAGAATTCTAACACATATGGCTTCAATGCTGGGTCCATATTGTCTTCCATGTGAATCAATGCGCCAGCACCAGAACCTACGTTTGTGCCTTTTGTAGCAACTAAACTTGGGTGACTGCCAAGACGAATGCCTTGCTCAGCTTCACTTGTCAAATTGTAAATCAAGCGTTGTGTGTCAGCAATGTCATTAACTGTGCTTAGGCCTAAACCACGCACTGAACTTGTGTGTGCATACAAGCAAACAGCTGGGACACGGCCTAAGCCATTGAGTTCAACTAAACGATCAACAATGTCTTGCTTTTCGTGATTGACAGTTGTAGTAACTACTTCTGTTGGAGTCCATTCTTTGATAACGCTTACGCTACCATTTGAATCTTCAACATATTTGAGGTAGCTGAGTTCATAACTGCCATTTAACTTGCGTGTCCACTTCCAATCTGTAACAACAAGTGGAGTCATCATGTTCAAGTATGGACGCACGCCTTGTGCAATTTCATCGGCACGAGTAATAGCACCAACATCAGGCTTGCTCATTACAATCCATGTGTGTCCAAAGATGTTTGCATAGATGCTTGCTTGCTTCATGAATGCATCTAAATTACGCCCTTCCCAATCACAATCTTCTAAGAAGTCTGCTACTGTGATTTCAGTTTCTAAGCTACCTAAATCACGCTCAGGTGGCATGCGGAATAAAAAGCTAATGTAAGTTGAAATGATACTACGACATTGGTTGTCCAAGGGTGTCATTGCAACGCGAGCGGCATATTCTGTTGCAGACTCTAATTGATACTTTGTTAAGTAATTGCCATTCTGATAATCTAATCCACCCATGTAGCTGTCTAGCAGAAACTGCCATCTTGCGCGGTGTCTTGTGTGCGTTGCATTAGCGCCAGCCGCACTTGCATAGTCCGTTGAAATAATTTGATCCATAGTTGGGTCCTTTAATAATGTGTTATTTAGCCAACTCTGTGACCAAAGCGTTGCGGTGCACCTGTTTCTACAGGTTTTGTAATAGGGAACAAGAACTGTATCATGTATGTTAACGCATCACATCCATGGTCAAAGCCACTGTCCTTAGCAGGAATCATAGTGTCTGTTTTGTATGCCCAGTTTTTCAAGCATTGAATAGTCTTTTTACAACGTGGATCTATTGTAAATCTAGTAGATCCGTCATCTCGCTTAAAGAACAAACTGTTGCCGCTGTTAATACGGTCTCGCACGAGTGGGTGCTGACGGTGGTATCTTGTGGCAAAGCCAGCCATTTCAAGCAGTCTGATATCTGTGTTTCCCCCAGCGGAAGTTTTTCGTTGAACGCCAGCAGGGTCTGGAAACACTGTGATAGGGTTTGTGGGGTATCTGTTTTTGATTTCATCTATCATCTCCGTTGTGTTACTATTTTCAAGATATATCTCATCGTATATCTCAATGCCCAACCGTGTTTGACGTCCAATAACTGCGGAACATGGCGTTACGTTAAAGTCCATGCCAATGAACACTGGCTCTGTTGCCGTTGGCTTGCGTACTTCCCCTATGTTATGCTCACCAAAGTCTGAGAATATGATACCAGCAAAGTTTTGCCAGGAGGCACAATACTCTTGCAGGAACACCTTTGGTGATAAGTCCTGTCGTGCTTGTTCAATTTCCTCTGCATCAACAAAGCCACCTTCTTCAGTCGTGTAAGAGAAACTAGCCCAGTTTTTATTGGTTAAGTGTTTGTCATACAAGTCTCGTGCGGCTTGATTACCTGCCTTAGGAGTTCCCGTAAAAAGTGCGTGTCCTTTTTTATCAGACAGCGCAGGACGAATGATTTGATGCCATATTTCTTCTAAGTCAATATCGCAAAACTCGTCGATTAAAACTGCGTCTAAACTTTCACCACGCAGGTTGTCACCTTGCTCAGCACTCTTTAAACAAATCATGCTGCCATTTTTGAGTGTAATGCTGAGTTCGCTTTCATTGGTGCCAGCAACCCAGCGTAATGCATTTAATTTCTTTTTAAGTTTGTTCCAAACTAATGACTTGATTTGTTGGCGACTGTTGCTTAACATCCAAACAATGGAGTTAGGCTTTGCGGCAAAGCGACATGCCTCACGCATTGCAAGAAACGTTTTGCCCCCACGACGGCCTGCCAACACAACTCTAAAGCGTGTTGTGCAATTGGCTATTTCTTGTTGCTTTGCGCTTAGTGCCATTTATCTACACAGTACATCATTAATGTGGTCAGCCACTCGTGCTAACTCTTGTGGACTAAGAAAATAGTCTTGTGGACTATATTCTAAGATGTCACTACTTCTTGCAAAACTAAGTCTAATCATGTCTGGCGTTAACCAGGTAACTTTAACATCAAGAGCGTATCCACCTCCTGCACCCGCATCACCAATATGTTGTACTCTCATACCTTGTTCCTTGAATAATGATTTCATACTATTAACTTTCTGATCTCGGCAAGCACTGCATCAATGCGTTCTTGCTTGACAACAAACAGTGACAGCCAGAATACTAACAATGCTGGCGGGAGTGCAAGAATAATCAATAGCCTTTTAGTCATCAATATCCTCACTGACATCTTCAATAACATCTTCAGACTCATCTTCAATGGTGTCTGCTTCCATCTCATCACTCCACGGTAATGGACGATTCTCATCATTGGCTTGTCCCATTTCATTTTGTGATAACAAGTTTTTGCCTAACCAAATAAGCAATGTGGGGTTGCCTTCTAATGCAAAACGTATTTGTGCTTGGCGTAGGCTTGTGCGTAGTTTATGGCGGCCGTTAATTAATTCTGTTTCAAAGTTGCGGCGTAGACTATGATCAGTAATGC